ATGCCTAAAATCGTTAAACCTCTCAATAATACCGAAGTAGAAAAAGCCAAAATCAAACCGGCAGAATATTCCCTATCTGATGGTTACGGGCTGTATTTAAGAGTCAAGCCCTCTAAGGTAAAAACGTGGATATTTAACTATCAAGAACCGATTACCAAAAGAAGAACTAACCTCACTATCGGAGATTATCCGGCGATTTCCATTGCGGAAGCCCGTACTATTCGTGAAGAATACCGTGCGTTATTAGCAAAAGGAATCGATCCTAAAACCAATAAAGAAGAACAAGAAAGGCAACAGGCAGAACAAAACGATAATACGTTTTTAAAACTGGCCCAGCTTTGGAAAGAGAAAAGAAGTAAAGAGGTTGAACCGCTTACTATGGCAAAGAATTGGGCTAGACTGGAAAATCATTTATTCCCCGTATTAGGGCATTACGCCATAGATAAAATCACGCCGCCAATACTTATAAAAGCGGTTAAACCTCTAAATGATAAGGGAATCAACGATACGTTACACCGTATTCTAAACTTGGCGAATCAGATTCTAAATTATGGCGTTACCGTAGGCGTATTGCCTTTTAACGCTTGCCAAAACGTAAGTGACGCATACCATAAAGAAACACAAACGCACCACCCGGCAATCAAGCCAAGTGAATTACCAAAATTAATAGCGGACTTCCAAAACTCAAATAGGGATTTTCTGACGAAAGTGCTTTTCAAATGGCAATTACTTTCTATGGTTCGACCGGCAGAAGCCGTAAGTATAGAATGGGCTGAAATTGATTTTGATAAAAATCTTTGGTTTATACCGGCTGAAAAAATGAAGAAAACACGTAAGGGGCAATTTCCGCATACAGTACCGCTATCATCGCAAATGCTTAAAATTTTGGAAAGCCTACGCCCTATCACCGGCGTAAATAAATTTGTATTTCCACATTATAGCCAACCGAATAAATCAATGAGTAAAGAAACGATAACCAACGCACTAAGAAAAATTGGTTATCGAGGCATCCAAGATTCCCACGGTTTACGATCTATCGCTAGAACATATTTAGAAGATCAAGCCGTAGATTTTAGGGCGGCAGAAAGTTGCCTCGCTCATAGAATAGGAAATGAAACGAGCCAAGCATACAACCGTGCGGAATATATCGAACTAAGACGGCCATTAATGCAGCTTTGGGGAGATTATTGCGAATCTTGCGGAATGGATTTAAGTTTCTAATAATGCCTATGAAAAACTTTTTTATATGTTTTGGTGTTCACCTGTTCACTTTCGTGATTTTTCTTTATAAATCAATGAGTTAAGCGGTTAACACTTAGATTTAAGCCTTCACTATGGCTTCACCTTTTGGTGAACTCTTATAAAAAAAGCGGGCTTATCACCCGCTTTTCTCAGTTCAATACCTCATTTTTAAAGCTGTCAAAATCCTTAAAATGGATATTCGTTCGCCGTCCTGTTTTAGTATGTTTCTTCATAAAATCATGTTGATTCCCATGTTGCTTTAAGGCTTGCTCAATGCCAATCACAAAGTTACCTAAACCTAATTCACTAATATTCATCGCTCTTGTATAAGCCAAATATGCCGGGTAAATATGCGTTCTGATTTTATCTACTCCCATATTAGCCACACCAACAAAAAGCCCGTCTATTTGCTCGGTAGTGTAGAAATAACTAAAGAAATCTGTAAGCGGATCGGATAGCTTTTTCACCTCTAAGGCTTCTTGGCTATTCATTTGTGTATTTAAGGCTTTTTTTGCCTCTAACGAATCAGGAAATGTATCCAGCACTTTTCGAATAATGCCGCCAACCTCAAGCGTTATTTTCTCCGTAAAGGTAGGATCACGCTCACTTTCGGGAACCACCTTTTTAAAATCAAAAATTACTCGCCTACGATCTACTCCTCCGGCTCGTTCAGTAAACCTACAAGGCTCATTATTGATCAGCATAATTAAAGCGGTAATCTTGGTAAAAAATGGCTTCTTATGTTTTGGATTGACTCGCAATAAATCACCACCGCTAATTGTTTTTAATCCGCCACCATTTCCCCCATATTTTGATTGTTCAGGGCAAAGAATAAGCGTTTTATCCTCAAAGCCTTCTAAATCCTTCGCATTATCAAAATCTTCTAACTTGGCGGATATAGTATTTCTTTCGCCGGCTAGTAGTGTTGCAATATTCGCAAAAACAGATTTACCGCTACCGCCTTTCCCGGTAACTTCGAAAAATATTTGCCAGTTATAGCGATTGGTTAAAATCGCATATAAAGCGGCTAAAATATTTCTCGCTTTGTCTTGATTGCCATCTGATACAAAATTCAGCCACTTATCAAAGTGCGGCGTATTTGTTGCCTGTTCATCATAATTATGTGGAATACAAGCGGTTAGCCAATTTAACCGGTTATGCGGTTTAAATTCCAAGGTATTTCGATTTAATACTCCATTATCAAAGGCGATTAAATCGCAAGGCATTTCGCCCATTCTCGGTAATTGGGCCTTTAATGTATTAATAAGCCGATCTATTGTGCTATCGCTGTACCCTAGTTCACACTCATCAAAAAATTGAACTGCTCTTTCTTCTAAATCATCATTTTCTTGCTGTTTCCACGTTTTCCCGTCATAAGCATAAATTTCACGGCTACCACGACGTAAAGCCATATCTAAACCTAACCATTTTTGGAAAGCTCGTGATTTTTCATTAGTACGATCATTTTCCTTAATTTTAGGCGGTTCTACCGCCATTTCTGATAATAGTCGGGCATCATCTTCATTACGTAAGCGTTGAATATGACCGCTCCAATTCTCGATTAAATCGAGTTCACTTGAGAATAAAGTAACCACTTTGGCATTAGTCATCTTCGCAATATTTAGACAAATTGCTGTCTTCTGATTGCTAGTGAGTTCGCCGCATTGAATAAATTTAATGGCGGTTTGCTCTTTATCTGCGATACGTGTTTTTACAATGTTTTCAAGCGTATCACCGCCAAGAATTACAGGCGATTGATCATAGGGATTGATACTTTTGCCGGTGCTAGTGGTGAACGTATCTATTTTCAAGCCGTCCACCATCATTCGCCACGCTACGCCCTCGCCTTTATTCCACGTTTCCCACGCTTTGGAACCGGCTAATACAATCAGATCAGAAAAATATTGTTTATTCCACGGTTCTTTTAAAAAGGGTGCGTTAGTGAGTTTCATACAGAGCCCCCCTATTTACGCCATGATCAAACATAGCCAGCCGCATATCAATTACACTTTGAATAGCGTATAAGTCTTTTGCCAACGAATTGATTAGACCTAGCTTTAACATACTATCGACTAATTCATCATTGGTGACTAATTTAGCTAATTCCATAGGGTCTAAACTTGGCGGCATCGGCGCAAGTTCTAACAAATGACGGGAAATCGTCGATAATTCATTATAGAACGCTTTCAATGAAGGAATCTGTTCATCCGGATAATTTATAAACTGCTCGCCTAATACCCTTAGTGCTGTACTAAAATAGGGAACTACGGAATCATCTGTCTGTTTAAGAAGATTTTCATAGGCAATAGAAATCGCCTTGAGTTCCACGGCGTTTAAGGGTGAATAATCTAATTTTTTATTCATCTTTGCCCCCCATTTCTGTCACTTGTCCAGCTGTCATTTTGAATAGCTCAGTTTCTTCAAAGATTTTAAGCTCAATATGGCAATGCGGTAATAATGCTTGAAGGCTCTCTTTTGCCTCGTACATCTCCGCCCAATATTTCTTACCTTTGGCTAATACTAGTGGACTACCTACCCCAATGCCACCAAGCGGTAAAATCGTCAATGTGTAGTCGGTTGGTTTGATTTCGACAACCTCAACCCCATTGAGTAGGCTCTCTTTTTTAAATTTTTTGGCGGATTTCTTATCAGCAAAAAAGCCTTGAACGACTATCAATGCGTATCCCATATCAAATTTTAGGCTTCTTGTTACGGCAAAAACTTTAGTCATTTTTACCCCCTGTAAATTCTAAATCTTCCATTTCGCATAAAGCAGAATGAAGAATCCCATGAATCCCTTCAATGGCTATACTAATATCTACACCATCCATATCTTGAAGACGTGATTTTGACATAGCATCTAATAGGGTCGCCGCTTGCCAGCATTTTAAAATGCCTTTGTTAAATTGTTCTTGTTGGTTACGCATTTTCGCCCCCTTTAACTGCTGTGAAAGTGATAGGCTTAACCGGCGTGACTTTGCCATTACGCATAGCAATAACAAACGCTGGAACAGGGCTTTTAGTGGTTTTGGTAAATTTTTGGATAAGGGAAGAAAATAGCATTTTTGAAACTCCATTAGTAAATTTGAAGAAGTTACCGCTTGGAAGTTCTCAGGCTTTGGGCGGTAACGTGTAACGGGCTGAGAAACTGCGACTAATGGAACACAGCAAAGGGCGAAACCTTTCCCATTACACGCTACCATTGAGAGAGATTTAACACGCTCAAAATTGAGCTGGTTAAATTCATTTGGGGTAAATTGATACTCTCGGCTTTCGTGAAGCTCAGGGTATTCTTTAGGTGTGCGTGTGCTACGAACAAAAAAAGCACGAATTAAAGGCGTGCTAGTAATGTTCGCCATTAGTAAATAATTCGAGTTCTCAGGCTCGGCAGTCGATTTTGCGACTACGTTGTGAAATTTATTAAAAATCTGACCGCTTGTAAAGCCCTTTTCTTGTGAAAAAATTTCACATTGTTTATAATATTCTTGATTTAAATTCATTTTGATATTCCTCTTAATGGGTTTAAGTCATTCTATTAGCTGAAATCATCTCATGGGGCTGTGATGAAATTTCTTGTAGTTTAGAAATTTAGTCGTTTCCTTATCTTTCGGGGTAAGGCTTGAATAAGCCGTTAGCAGTCGCTTGCTGACGGCTTTTTTATTGGTTGCCTAGGATTAATTGCCCTTTAACATTAAGATAAATTCTGATAATGCTTTTATAAAATCAGGCGAAAGCCATAGAAAAAACGCTACGGCAATTCCTACGCCGCAAGATTTAAAAAAGAATTTCAAACCTGTAGAAATCTCTAAACCTGCTTTATCTGCACCTTGCTCACTCATACTTCCCCCTATATTTACCACTGTTAATAATTTACTAATAAACCGTACAATGCTATAATTCTGCTCGGATATGTTCGCATTATGCGGAATTGAAAGCTCTGAATGGTTAGCCACTCGGGGCTTTTTCTTTTTACCGCTCATTTGATTATTTGCCCCATAATTTCAAAATATTGGATAATTGCTGATCGCTAATTTCCTCAACGTTTTCATAAATCTTACGGGTGCTTCCTCGTGCTTTACCGGTTCTCACTTTGTGATTGTGATATTCCACTAACTTTTTAATTTGCTCCGCATCTTTTACGGTATAACGTGTGTATGGATTCCCCCATTTACTCGTTTCTGATACTCGATTAAATTCTAAGCCTAGCTGTTTTTCTACTCGGTTTACCTCATTACGTGCGTTTAAGAAATGAACATCAAAATAACTTTCTTTTTCACTTATGCCTAAATGCGGATTGGTTACTAGTGCCTTAATCACGGCTACTTCTCTTGGTGAACGTGTCATCACTATCCCCTTATGCTCGCATTGCTTTTTGTTCTTCAATCCACGCTTCTACCTCTTCTAAATCCCATCGGATAAAGTTTTGAGAAAAGCGGATCGGTTGTGGGAATTTACCTGCTTTAACTAGCAAATTAAGTTTAGTGCGGCCACAGCCAACAACGGCACAAGTTTCTTTTCCAGAAATAAGTTTTTTAGATTGGGTTTGAGATTGGTTCATAAAAAATACCTATCGTTTGTTTAATTGTGTGAAACTTTGTTGAGTTTCGTTGAATTGTTCGAACGAGAGGTATTTTTCTAAATTTGATAGAATGAAGTAAGATTGGTAACCCTATTTTAATAGGGTATAAGGGGGTTATGATCCGTAATTTATTTGTTCTTTTTTTGGCGTTTTCTTTTTATGCCCGTTCCTTTTAATGGATCAAATGGCTTTATCCAGCGCTTAATCGTTTCAATAGTTTCTGTAATATTGCAACAATACTGCACCATTTCAGCGACTTTCTGAATAGAAAGCATTTTATCGCCTGCCCATATTTCTGCAGCTTTTTGTTCAGCATCGCATTGTGATGTTGATTTTGGTTTAGGTTTTTTCCCATTAAAATAACCCTCTATTGAATTATTATATTTGATGCGTTTATCAACATATTCAATAGTACTTTTTATTTTTGTGTTAATGATGGTTTTAATTCCAAACTCTTCAATCTCATTGAATTTATTTAATGTATCTATAAAATTATCAATTTGCTGAATAGCTGCACCTGAATTTAATAAGGCCACTCTAATTAAATTATTTTTTCTTTCGTTTGATACTTTAATTATATTTGGAATTGAATTTAGATCATCATTCAAACTCTGCTTAAAATCTATACTTTTACCTTCCTCAACTCTAGAAATAATATGCTTTATAAAATCTTTTCCTTCTGAGGCTTCTTTTTTTGCCGTTTGTGATATTGTGTTTATATTATTAAGAGATTCGATAGTGTGATTATATATTGCTTCAATACTTTTCATAAATGCCCCTTTCGCATTTACCCTTATGAATGGAAACGCACCAACAAGATAAGGTTTCTTGCTTTCGGGGATCAGCCTAGGTGCGTTAATTTGATTTATTTCTGTGATTTCGCCTTAATTTCTAGATTGATATTGAAATCATCTCCTTTTGGGGTTGTGTAGGTGATTTTGGCGTTCACCGGATTATTTTCCGTCGGAACTGCTGCCCGAATCACATCAAAAAAGCTACCAACCACATCGGATAAAGTTACTTCTTCCTTTTTTCTGCTTGGAAATAGTGGATTATAGTCTTTCATAAAAGCCCCTAATAATGGCTAATGGCGAATCATTGACTAATTTATAGCAACTCATCGCCGATATTTCAAGGCTACTTTATTACGTTTTTCATTTCTTCATAAAATTTATTTCTGACTGTATTTAATGCTCGGGCTCTTCCTGCACTTTCACCTTTTTGTAAAAAATGCTGCCCTTTCATTTTGCTTGTACCTTGATCTAGCAAGTACCAGTAGAATGGGTCTGTACGATCACGGGTATTTTCTCCTATTCTGGCCATCCGTTTTTTTCCGGCTCGTCTAATTCTAACTATAGTCTTCCCGCTCATCCCGTCTTTTGCTATCTTAGTATTGTGCCGCAAGTTATTTTTTACTGTGCCTTTTTGTCGAAAATTAGTGCTTGAACCAAGAACAGGAATATAAGGCTTAACTGCACTTTTTAGTTCTTTTGCCCCTGCATTCAGACTTTTACGAATCGCTTTCCCGGTTTCTTTTTGCAACTGTTTTTCTATTTTCTTCATATTGGCTTGAATTTCTTTTAAGCCGGTTATTTTCACACTCATTGTAATTGTTCCTTTTGACTTAATAGACGTTTTAAGGATAATTCTGTACCTATGGTGGGGAGAACAGAAAATAATGCTTTTAGTTTGTTTATCCTACTATTCAAGCAGATTTTTAACTCTTGCTTTGAATATGGCTCGTTATCATTCCAAAGGCTCATAAAAGTAAATATTCCTTTGGGGTTTGCTAAATAGAATTGAATCGCTTGATCCATAATTAGGGGATTGTTCTTTGCCGCTTCGCATTTCATTAAATATCTACTCCTGTGAATGAATCTAATAATTTTCGTTGTTCATCTGACATTTCAAAAGCTAAATCTCCGTACTCTAATTGATACGTACCCACCGCCATTAAAAAAGCAATTGCCGGGTCAATTTTATTCGCCGATTTCTTTTTGTTCGGTTTGATATTGGCATTCGCATCCATTTCCATTACCACGTTAGATAATGCCCACGATAGAATAGGATCGCCGTTGTGTTCTATCATTTGGCGATTGATGAGTACCTCAGCAGATTTTGCCACTGGGCTAAATCGTTGATAGGTTTGTGGAAACGGCTCTACTTCTAATCCTGCTCCCTGTAATTGGGTGCGTAAGTGTGTAGCGTTCCATACGTCAAAACCAATCATTTTTATATTGAAAATGCCACTATCTTTTAAAATATCATCTCTAATCCGGTCATAGTCGATACAATCGCCGCCGGTTACTCGTAACCACCCCATACGCTCCCATTGTCGGTAAATGGCCCGGTTTTTATTGGCCACATTCTGTAATTGATATTCCGGTATGTAATGGCGTGTAATGGTTCGTACTTTACCGGTTGGCATTGGGAACACGTAACAAATACTAGTAAGGTCATTTGTACTGGAAAGATCTAAGCCCATATAACATTCTTTACCGTGTAAATCCGTTTCTTGATAGATTCTTTCGCACGCTTTCCAGTTTCCTTCGCCTAACCACGGTGTAGAACCGTTACACCATACATTAAAGCGTTTAGTGAGCATTTCTACCCATTCGGACGGAATCCCACGTGCTTTCGCTATGGTGTTTTCAAAGTCTTGGAAAGGAATAGATTTACCAATATTGGGATTTGCTTTTATCCATTGGCTAGGGTCGTCCACTTCGTTTTCATCGTCCAGTTCAAAGATCATGATGAAAATACTTTCGTTTTGTTCATTACCGTCTAATATTTGGCAACAGTAATCATAATGCTGTTTACAGGCGGAAATCGTATTACTTCCGGCGGTTGTTATCGCAAATAAAAGCCCTTCGGGTCTTGCCCCTTGCCCTAATTCCAACGCACTATAAACGCTGTTGTCGGGGTGTAAGTGGTATTCGTCCACAATCGCAAGGCTTGGGTTTGTGCCTTCAATCGTGGACGACTTCGCCGCCAGCGGTCGCATTAGGCTGTTATTTTGTGGATAAATCATTTTGTGTTGTTGAATCTGTACTCGCTTTTTAAGCGGTTTACTTAATACCGCCATTTGTCGGGCATCATCAAAGACGATTCGGGCTTGATCACGGCTTACAGCTGCGGTGTAAATATCTTGCTGACCTTTTTCCATTACAAGAAACCAATTAGCAAGCACGGCGGCCACCGTTGATTTAGCATTTTTCCGGGCAACTTGAATATAAGCGGAACGATATTTCCTCAAACCGGTAGCACGATATTTAAAGCCTAAAATATTAGCGAATAGAAATACCTGCCAATCTGAAAGCTCGATCGCTTTTCCTCTTAAGTGTCCTTTTACGTGCGGACATACCTTAGAAAACTTTAAAAAACGTTCTACAATTTCACTATCAAAGTAATAATTAGGGTTATCTAAGTCCGCAAAATAGCGACTTACGGCTTGTTTTATGCGTTTACAAGCAACAATTTCGCCATTTTTTACCGCTTTTGCGTAGTCATTCCATATCGTCATAGTTCGTCTAATACGTCTTTTTCTTCTGTATCTACGGGGTTTTTACGTCTGCTGACTGGGTCAAAGCCCAGTAAGGACGACATTTTAATAATGATTTTTTCTGCTTCACTTTTAGCGGTAAGTGCCGGATTACGGGCTTCCGTGCCTTGCGTATTAGTAATGCTAAAGCCTCGCTCGGCAATATTTTGAACCGCTTGCCGGTAAAGCGAATAGTTCACGCAATACAGTTCTAAGTTAGTGTAATCTTCTTCGGTTATATCCCCACGTTCCACTAACTGTTTTATTTTTCGCTTCCATTGGTCGGTGGCGATTGCATCTAAATAACTTGGGGCTTTAGGTGTTTTTCGCTTTGTCATGTTGTCCTGTCTATATTTTCTGAAAAATTGCCGTGCGTAAAAATTTGAGGGGGCGGGCGGTTCTTGGCGGTGTGACTTTTCTTTTAAAAACTCCCCCCACCTGTTCAAATTGTTTATTATTTAAGCTCATCCAAATTTGGATAGGGGCATAGTGATTTTTCCCATTCCTTTACTTCTTCGCACCATATCCACGTTTGTCTATCTCTCTTGTTTTGTAGCTATGGCAATCTCGGCATAATGCTTGATGGTTTGACTGTACCCAAAATAACGGATCTGCTTGTCCATTCTCTACGGGCTTAATATGGTCTATCACGGTTGCTGGCGTGTAGATTCCTTTTGCTAAACACATAACACAAAGGGGATTTTGTGCTAAGTAGCCTTTACGGTATTTCGCCCATCTATGATCGTAACCTCGTTTAGCTGCACTCTGTCGGGTGTCCTTTGGCTTATGCTCATCACATCGTCCGGATTTCACTCGATTACGACAACCGGGGAAAGTACAACGCCTTAATGGTTGCATTGGCATTTTTCCCCCTAATAAATGCTAGGTTCTCGATATGGATTCCATAAAGCACTAATAGCAAAAGGCACTTCATAAAGCTGAACATCCGCCACCGTTTCACGATTCGCATACAAATGCCCGATAAACATTAGGCAGCCTACTTTTATGCCACTAGTAAACTTCACTTCTTTTTCCGTATTGCTTTCGCCCCACGTTTTACCAATATAGTTCTGAGCTACTTCTAACGCTGATTCTGCCAACATCTCCAGCAATGAATCATCAAGATCATGCTCAATACGTAAATGAGCCTTAATTTCCTCTAGGCTTATACTAACGTTCATACGCTTCCCCCTCTTTACACATTAGCTGAATTTCTTCGTGCCGTTCTTTACTATCAATCACCGAATAAATATCTAATATCTTTTCGCCGTACTTCACACGCATTTTTCTATTGATAGGTAAATCAGGCTGATAGCGTATTCTTACTCGGGTGATGTTCTCCCCCATTTGGAAAGGGCCGCTAAAATATTCTCGCCCTTGTAGTGGTTCGATACTTGCTCTTATTTGTTTTACTGTTTGCCACTCTCGAATAGGGGAACCATAATCACTTTTCTTACTGATTGGCTTTTGTAGTTCTATAACCTTATCGAATTTTCCGGCTCTAACCATTCTCGCCATTTGTTTTACCTTGCTTAACTTCTACGGTTTGTTTCCATGCTTGGCTAAATTCATCGCCCCCAACATAAGGCGGTAAGCCTTCACGCTTTCTACATTCGTTCGGGGATAGAATGCCACTTTTGATAGCAATCTCGTAACCTGTGAAACGGTCATTTTGATTGGTTCGCAACAGTTCGCTAGTATCAAATTCAATCACGTAACGCTTACGGCTATTACTTGCTAAATCAATCATCAAGGCGTCTTTTAGCTGCTGTTCAAAATTGACTAAATGAGGTTTAAGCGTCTGACCTAAAAATGATCTGCTCGCTTCCGTGAAATTTGAGTAGCTACTATGAGAATAATCTTGTAAGAAGATTGGGCTAATATTGAAAATGCGGGCAATATCTTCAATAGTGAATTTTCGGCTTGCTAACCATTCAGCATCTTGATTACTCATTCCTAACTGTTTGTATTCCATACCGCCCTCAAGGATCGGCGTTTTACCTGCGTTCTTTGCCCCTTTGTAACGCTCTAAGGCTTTTATCGCCTTTTGCCCTTTGGCTTCATCAAACCATTCAGCCGTTGAGATAATGCCGCTGGCCAATAAGCCATTATTCATTATGCTTGAACCGTGTCTTTGTTGTGACATCCCCAAGCCCACCGCCTCACGGGCGATAGTGATCGGGCTACGTCCTATAAAACCGTCATAGCTTGAATTACGTAAATGTAGGATTTCATCTTGAAGATAGTTTTTCACGTTGCCGTCAATATCCGTTATTTGATAGATCCACGTGCCTTTATTAGTGCGTTGAATATTTACACTATGCGGCGGATATGGCGTTAATGATTCCGCTTCGCCCTTATAATTCCAACCGATTACCGCATACGCATTACCATTCAAAAGCAAGTGTCGCATCATCGTTTCTTTGAATTGGTATGGCGTTTGGTTACGATTTGGCATTTCATTGAGCAGATATTCAACCGGGTGCTTATGTACTCGGTTTCGCCCATCGCTTGTTAATTCAAATAAATAACATGGCATACTGGCAACCGCTTGAGATATTACCGTTACTGCATTTAATACCGCCGGCAATGCTTCTGCAGTAATAGGCGTTACAAACTCGCCTGAATTTGTATTGCTTGCACCCATATAGCTAAAATACTCATCCAAAGTAAGGGGCGTAGATCTAACTTCATTCGCTGATTCCTGTTTGTTTCGTTTAAACCATTTAAACATTTTAAGCCTCCGCCAACGTTAGCCAGTTTTTACGCATCTCATCTTGATTGGTGTTTTTCTGTTCTCTTTTGGCAGCAATACGTGAACGCTTCGCAATTTCTAGGCTACTATCCGGATATGCTGGAATACTGGTTACAGTAATTTCAAATAACTGTGCTTGCTTAATAGTTCTTAATGCCGGTTCTTTCGTTTCGTCCCATTCTTCCACCTCCGGTAAAAAGCCAAAGGACATTCCACTAATATCGCCACGTCGTACACTTTCTAAAATATCATTGCCTAATTGTGTATTTGGCAAGTCTATGCGAAAACATAAGCCTTGATTATCTTCCGCCAAGGTAAGCGTATTGCTGCTGGTTCTACCTAATAATTTAGTGTAATCATGTTCGAATAATGCTCGAACATCTCCGCCACCATTTAGCGATTTAGTAAAAGCATTAGGGGCGAATGTTTCGATAAACTCTCCCCATAGCACTTCGCTAGGTTTATTCCATTGCACCACATAGCCGGATAAAGTACGGCTTTCTTGTTCAGCGGCTAAACTGGCGGTTCTTATTTCAAATTTTGTGTTTTCCATTTATCCCCCAAAAGATAAAAAGCGGTCGTGTTTGTAAAAAATCTTACAAATTAGACCGCTTTCAAGGTGTTGCTTTAGGCTTTCGCTTCTAACACTTTAATCGCATTTGAATCAACCACACCGCCGCCTAAATATTTGTCCGTGTGGATTTTATAGAATCCCGGCTCGGTAATATTATCCGGTTTAGTGCGTACGCCCGTTTCATGATCTACAATCGTATAACCTCGTTTAAAGTCACCAACCGCTAAGAATGGATTTGTGCCTTCTGCGTTTGGCATCGTTTCCATATAGTAAACCGGTAAGCCTAAAAGCGTAGAAGGGCTACCGACTTGAAGACCATCACGCCAAATATAATCACCATTACCATTTTTCAGTTTTTGTAATGTACCGGCTGTCTGCGAGTTCATTACCCATACGGCATTTTTACGGTATTTGCTACGTAGTGAGAATAAAAGGTCAATCAATGTATCTGCCGTGAGTTTTGCCGGTTGTACTTCCATTTTTTGAAGTGTGCCAAAAGGTCTAGCCTTATCATTTGCGGTAGTACGTGGATAAGCCAAAAAGCCTTTTGATTTTTTCGAACCATCGCCATTCGTTAGATCGGTTTCTTCCGTATCTGTAAATGTTTCGCTAATTTCATCCGTTAGCCAGCCTAAAATATCCACGCCGCTGAAATCTAAAATTTCTTGTGTCGTTTTTGGATAAGCGTAAATCGGGTTGAGGGCGATAGTGACCTCATTTAATTTAGGCGTTGCGGTTTCCGTGCGTGCTTCACCTTCTGTACCGTGTTGAACCGCTGCACCGCCGGCTGATACTAATTTTTTCCATTCTTTCACGCCTACCGGTAATTTCACCACGTTAGCAATTTGACGCATTACGCTATCATCGGTTAAACGTTTCATTACCTCTTTATCTAATTGAGGAATTACAGAATAACCGCCATCTGCACCAGCATTCGTATTTGTAGATAAGGCTCGGGTTTCACCTGTTTTAATCCAATGACGCAATTCATCATTGCTTGGCGGATTTGTGGCTTTTTCCGCTTGCTGATAATTTGGGTTATTACGTTCTTCTTCGGTCACACTTTCTAAGCGGTCAATCTCTTTTTTGACTTCTTCAACCTTTGCTTTTAAAGCATCAAATTGACCGGCTTCTTCTTCGTTTAAAGAACGGTTCTCTTGTTCTGCCTTTTCCATAAGTGAACGCATTTCCGCCACCATCGCCGCTTTTTTATTACGGGCTTCTAATAATTTTTTAAACATACACTTACCTTAACTAAAATAATTAATTGAATAATGTAACGTTGCCGTAATCCATGCGGATTCATTCGCATCATAGTCATAGCTATAACGGCTTAATCGACAATCGCTAACCGTTTCTAAATCACAATCTTTCATAATGAATGAAATTTGTTCGGCAATTTCATCTAGCTCACTTTCGTTTGAGTGAAGCGGAAGATAAATAGCAATTTGTAAATCACCAATCCATTCATCTTCACATACAGTAAAAGCATTACTTTCTGTTTCATCAATAAAGACTGAAATAGCGGGCAATTCCTGCTCTAAGTCTTCAAATACTGTTTTCCCATTATGGAAAAACTTAATTTTTTTAAGTCCGCCATTAGCCAAGACATCTAAAACCTCTTGGCGGATTTGATTATGAATAATCATCTCTATTCCTCTTATAACAAACAAAATCTTCAAAAATAAAACACATACTAAAGACTTAAAAGAGATATTCAATAGGCTAAAATTTAATCGTTTAGCTACGTTTAGTTATGATATGTAATAAAAATTTGATTGCTTATTATTTAATCAAATATTAAAAGAATGAGAGGGAAATATTTATTTTTTTAGAAGGGTGAATAGGTGAAGACTTAGTGAAGACTTAAAAAATAAGTATTCACTATATAAGATATTGATATATAATAGTTTTTATTACAAAGTGAAGATGTGAATACCATTTTATAAAAAAACTATATAGCAGTTATATAGGATATAAGAATACCTAGGAAAAGAATTTATGTAACACGCTTTGTAACACACATAAAAACATTATTAATTTTATTTAATTAAATCAATTAGTTATAAGTAAATTCGGGAACAGCTAGTGCACCATCAAATTCCAATCCCTTGTCGAAAGACAAGGGATTTTTTTATGCCAAATTAATTACTGAATGCTAATAAAAAAGCCCATTTAAAATTGCTCGTCTGAACATTTTTAAATGGGCTTTCGCTTCTCTCATAACCCGCTTTACGGTGTTTTGCGTTTCGTTGATAACTCCCTTTGCCTTTTCGATTGTTCTCAATCCGAGTACGAAACAATTTATCTGTTACAAGTGCTTTTATCGCACTTTCTCGGATCTCGCCTCTTTGGTGCTCATAAACCGTATTTTGTGCTTGTTTCAT